CGGCTCCCTGGGCCGAGCCTGCAAGCGCGGCCTGTCCGCCCATCGCCCCCGCTGTCTTTGCGCCCTTTACCGCGCTACGTATCGCCGCGTCTGACTGTCCTTGCGCCGTCTGCTGTGCCGCGTTCTGCGCAAGCTGCATCGTCTCGGCTGGGCTTGCGCCCATTCCTGCTTTTGTATACTGATCATACGATTCGCGCTGGCTATCGGCATCCTTTGCCGATTGCGCCATGTATTGCTGTGCCGCGCTTTGTATCGGTGAGGCCGGAGCCGACGCCACCGGTGCGGCCTGCTGTACCGTTCCACGCGGCTCTCGGTCCGAATTGTCAGGGGCTTCGCGTGCTGTTCTAGGCACGATTCTTTCGCGCCCCGTTTTTTCAGTAGCCTCTATTTGATTGCGCTCTACCGGCGATACCCGAGATACTTCCTGCCCGCCCGAATCAGCGCTTGATACAAAACCTTTACCTTTTTTGGGCGCACCCACCTCAAAGTCACTCACGCGCTACCCCCTGTTCTTTGCTACGCTGTCTCCAGCGGTCGTTATAGTTGCATAACCATTCAAAAGTATTATTTTATCGTTGCATGTTAGTTTGATAGATGATGCTATGGCGTTTTTGTTTGCTGGCACAAACTCGATCACGGCGTAACCGTCAGCGTCGTATGGGTTCACGCTGTCACCTATAATTATATCACAACTTTCTATAGTCTGTCCATCTTCTCGATATGATTGATACTCTACCGATATTATGGACTGTTCCAAGTCCTCCTTGAGCACGCGGAAAAAGAAACGGTCAAGGCTCTGCTTGATTCGGTCAGAATATCCATTGAACTTCGATTGCCATACGAGCGGAACTATCGAACCGGCGTCAACTCCGCCCCATACCTCGCCCGCGTATATGTCTGGATATGACGTGCCCCATGTTCCACCTGAATATGTATCAGAATATGAAGTCCCCCATATTCCTCCATCAAGATCAAGCTGTATGATTGTTCCACCTGATATTGTGATACCGCGATACTCAAACTTGATAGAGTATGATCCTTTTGAAATCCATACACCATCATCAGTAGAGAACGCTGTATACGGATATACGAATGGCAACAATGATTGCGATAGTATCCCATCTCGAACCCATAGCACAAAATCATCGCCAAAAAGTGCAAGCGTGTTTTCTCGCACGTTGTACGCTCCGCTCAATATATCCCCAGCACGATTCAGGCGCATGTACTTTGACACGGCCTGTCCGCCATCGAATATATAAATTGAATTGTCATAGCTTGACTTGAAATATACAGCCTGCGGAGACTCGCAAAGGAATACAAGGCCAAGAGCGTTTGCTACATGCTGAATCTGTACAAGCATATTCCCGTTTAACTGCGTTGAGTGTATCCAGTCACCATCGAATAAATACAGCTGTCCATACAACCTGAACGATTGGTAGTGCCCAACGGTTTCATTGAGCAACTGGTATCCGTCATAGTTTAATTCTCGTATTGCCGTCGATCCAATCAAAGCTATCGTCTGCTCGCTCATTATGGCCCCGGCCGGAGGCGGTATAACCTGATTGTCAACGTATATCGTCCCTTGGAGCCAGCCCTTGATTGACTGTGCAAGGCCATCTCGTATTGACCGATAGTACGCTGGGCTCGGCGGGTCGCCTGCGTATACGTCTATCGTTTCATTGTTCGGAGAATATGACACGCCCTCTGGTACGACGACAAGATTGACAGAGCCTACAGTCACCGCTCCTGTTGACTTATAGTTGGTATCGATCGACCCGCCCCAGTCGCCCCGATACCTTGCAACGTATGCTTTTTGAGTCAACGGCGCTACCGCATCGAAGCCCACCACGACAAAACCATTGTACGCATTGCCAGAATACTGCAAATCGTTATCATTGGAATCGGCAACGCACAGAGCTGATATAGTATTGATCTTTACAACGCCCGGCGCTATCTCTTGCATTCGCGGATTGGCTGGATGTTTTGTCAATAGAATAGTGGCGAATGAACCATTGCCACGTCGGTATATCACTCTGTAATTGCCTGCCGAGCACTTTATTATCTGCGGATAATAATATGCGTTCAATTCTCCGATTTCAGTTATCGGCGTACCGATTCCATCAGGGTCAAAAGATGCTGATATATATGACGCCTCACCAAGCACCGTATGTACCTTGAATGCTATCTCTGCACCACTGTTCAGGTATCCATATATCTCTGGCGGTGTAAGATGTCCTATTGTCCACGTTCTTTGAGTTTTGTTGTTATCGTAAAATAATGTTTTAGTTGACGTACCATACGTCAAGGCATATCCTCCCATCGTCATCTTGACAACTGATGGCGATGAAGCCAAACCTGTCTGCGCCGTTATAGTCCACGACCCTAGAGGTGCTGCCGGAGGTGTAAACAGATTGCCATACGTTCCAGGCGTACCAAGTTTCACAACGTCGCGGTAGCCCCGGAAAAGTATTGCACCTGTCGATTCATTGTAATTGGCAACAAGGTACGTCGCTTCGGTGTATGTTCCCTGTTGCGTACCGTCTGACTTGAGCAAAAATGTTCGCGCGTCAGCCTCATCGTTCGCCGATACGATCCAGCCATTTTCGTAGTACGCGAATACATGGCTAGAATTGACAAAACCTATTTGGCTGGCAATGGTATATACAACTCCTGAATCTTTTATTACTTCATGGTTTAGCACATTTCCGTTTGCAAACACGCCAACAATGCTTGTCACATTCGACCACGTTGGCTGTTTTGTCCTTACAAGAAAACCATCCGATACATTCGACGGAATCGTGAATGATCGCATCTGTATGATTGACTGATCGGTTGTGTTGACTTCCTCGATTGTCGCAAGCGATTGAGATATGCGCAATACAAGGATAGTGCCATCAATCGTTGCGATAACATCGTTGGCATCTACACTCAAAACTCGACGGTCATCTGACGCCCACTGTGGAACCTGTCCGATTTCACGGTCGTTGGTATATACAACCATGCGATTGTTAATGTCATCGCGCAATAGTCTGACCCTGTTTCCATTTCTGGTAAAAAATGTCTCTTCATAAGCGGCGTTCTGCTCAAAGAATGAATATAGATTGGTTATTCCGCCATCACGTTCAATTCCGGTGTTTTTTATTATCTTCGACTGCGAATCCCACGGCTGCATGTCCTTGGCTGTAGTCTCAAGGTCCATTGAGGCTTTCAAAAGTAGTGACTTTATTTCCTGTGGCATGTTCCCGCCTTTGTTTTACCAGCCCGGATATGTCGAACGATACTTGTTTGCTATTTTTGTATAGCGCAGATTGTCACGACGCCTTGAAGCGTGCTCGAATCTGCTCCATAGCCTTTGATACTCTTCTGCGTGCTTCGTGTAGTCGGCCCCTGCCGCTTTTGCAATGTCCATCGCCATTTGATAGGCAATAATCAGCGGCTCAAGCTGTGGCGGATACACGATATCGTCTGTAGTTGACGTATATTCAATCGGTTTGGGGTAGTACTCAAACCTGAAATTGTCATATTCACCGCTGTAATACAATCGTAGCTTGTCTTTGAAATAACGATAGCCCTCTGATTGAGTAACATCCTGCGGGTCCATGCGTGCAAGCTGGTATTCACCCTGCGGCAATATCGCTATGGCATTCCGCAGCCGATACCAGTCAACCGGTAAATCATACTCGTACACGCGGGCACGGACATTTACAAGGATCGATCCTGGTACAACAATCTCTTTTACAAAGTATTCATCATCACAATCTATAACGCGCTCGTATATGTCTCGATACGATCTATTAACCGAGCGCAATTCGTCCGTCGGAGTGAACCATGCCGAGCCGGTTATCTGTGTATATTGTCTCGCGGCCACAATGATATCGGCTACGGTCATGATCCCTCCTATGTTTGATTGAAAAAGCCGGGCCGTGTTTCAGGCCCGGCAAGTAAACTACGCGGCTATGGTCGAATCGAACTTGACCACGCAACAATGCGCGGGATTGCGTACAAAGAACGCACCGAAGAACTGGGTAGTTACGCGTGCGCCCTGACCATCGACCGTATCGCTGGGAGCGGTGGCCAGAAGGTCATCGATATTCCAGCGGTATTCCATTGGCGGCATTCCAGCGCTCGACACCTTGGGCGAGCCACCTTCATTGGTGACAGGTACCTCGGTATCAATCGGCTGCTTGTTTGACAACATCGCAATTCCCACGCTGTCGGTTTCAAGAATATAACCGAAACCAACGGGGCAGTATGGATCGTCAACAACGTACTGCACCCACGTATTGCTGAATGCAAACATGAGCGATGACAGACCAGAGACCGCTTTCATTTCGCTACCAGCCGCCGGTCCATTTATAGCCTGCCACTGGGTCTGGTTCGCCTTGATCTCGCCGATGATAGTGCCATAGTCAACATCGTTGAGCACGATCATATCGGGCACTGAACCGGCACGACGGACCGCACGAACGCCACGGACAAGCGCCGCGGAAAGGGTCTCGCCACCGCCAGAGTTGCGGAGCACGAACTGACCTGCGAGCCGCGACGGATAAACGGAGCGGTCAACTCCGAAGAACGTGGTACCGATATACGAGGTCCACGTGCCGCCGGTGCGGTTGCCAACGGTCGGGAGCCAACCACGGAGGCCTACAAACAAAAGCGGATTGCCAGAGCCGTCGCGGAATCCGTCAATCTCTGCCCAATCTCCAACGGCCACGGTCGCATCATAAGCGGAGCTGAACGTCACCTTGACGGTGTCATTGCCAAGATCCTCGATCTTTGACACGGCAACAGCGCCGCCGGTGCGATATGCGCCTTCTGGCGTCGGCCCGGTGGCAAACTGAACCTTGCTGCCGATATCGAGCATCATCGCGCCAAAGCTGGACATCGTGACATAGAGCTTTGAGCTGGAGTCAACGGCCAGAATCGGAGCGACCTCGCCATAGCCCATTCCGAAGATGGCACCGCCGATAGTTTTGCGCAGCGCCTCGGTTGACGCAAAGTAGTACTCGCGGACCAGCTGGATAAACGCGCCCTTGTCAAAGTCATTGCCTGACGCAAGGTGCTCCTTTGGGCCTATTGCGAATCCGCTGAATGCCTGGCCATATGTCACCTGCATGGTTTTGTTGTTCGCTGTGCTCGCGACAAGGCTGGTCATCTTGGTGAAATCACCGGCGACAGCGCCACCGCGTGAGTACATCATCGGGATGACGTAGTACTTTCCATATCCGGGCACTTTCTTGATTCTCGCCAGGGTTGGCGAGTTCCGTTCGATGAGGTTCTGTACCTCTTTTTCCGCGTACGATTCCTTGAGAATCGCCAGCGCGTTGGCAGAGCTGAACCCCGCCGTAGTAGCAAAAGCCATTTATTCCTCCTTTATCCTACCGCGCGACCACGATAAAGTTTTGCGATATCTGCAAACTTCCTCGTCTCGGGGTCCGGCTCGCCATCGGTAGCTATCTCTACGGATAGCGCCGCTGGCTTGCCTGTATCCTCACCCTCGGCCATTTTTTCGGCCGCTGGTTCCTTCGCTTCGTGTGCATTGTGTGTTTCCAGGGCTTCGATCAAATCATCGAACTTGCCCTTGAGCTCTTCGAGCATCGAGCCTATCATCCCCTCGCGCTCTTCGTCCGGCGCTCCATACGTGGTATCGGCGGCCTGCCCGTATACGTCAAGGCCAAACCGTTTGCCGATATCCTCGTAACGCCCAAACTCCGGGTGCGATGATCGGAACTGCTCCGAATACTCGCGCTTCTTGCGGCCGTCGATTATGTCGTTAAGCCCGCCAACCATTGAACCGAACTCGTGCTCGATACCATCGAGCCGGTCAAAGATTTTATTCGCGCCGAGCTTGTCGACTTCTTCGTCGATTGCCGCCATCTTGTCACACACCTGCTGCACGACTTCAACGAGCTGCCCGATTGCGTCTTCGAGTCTCGCCAGTCGTTCCTCATCCATTTGCAAACCTCCTTTTATGCCGGTATCGCTTCGGTACCTTGAGCCGGCTCAACCGGCATAGGTCCATTATCAACAGGCGGGGCCGGAGGCTCTGCCGTGTTTTTCATTTCCTCAAGCACGCGCTCAAGTAGCGTGTTCAGGTTCTGGATATATTTTTTGTTTGCCTCATCAGCCGACAATCGCATCATCCATCGCACGGTTTCAGAAAAAAGCATTTCAAGGTTTACGATTGACAAAAACTCGACAATGCCATTTTCGGCCGCGTTTTGGATTATCGACTGCACGTAGTCATAGCTCGCGGTCGTAACCGAATACGCAGTCTCAAGGTCCGGCAATTCAAGAAGCTGTGGCAATATCGGTTGCAAGTTAATCCCGAGCGCCTGCAATCCCTGAATCTGCTGTATCTTTGTCGCCGGGTCTTTTGATAGTGCCGAACCTGCAGAGAACTGGATACGGAAAAGATCGCGCTGCTTTTTTATGTCCGACCATTTGACGCTTGACTTGTCATAGGTTGACGGCATAACGTCCGCGTCATCGGGGAAAACCTCGACGGCAATCTCGGCTATCTCGACGAACTGATGAATGTATGCCTGCACCGTGACATTGTGACGCTCGCTCTCGATATCCTCATACGTCTGCAATGCGACGCCAGAATCAAGCCCGGCAGGTTTTTTTGACTGTGCCGATAGCTGGCTGATTCCCGCTAGCTCGTATGCTTTGTTTATGTACGTCTCAAGAAGGCTCTGGTACATGGTCGATATCGGGGCCGGGGTCGATACCACCGGCGTCCCACCGCTCGGGCCTTCCATGTACGGTACGACAATTGCCGCCTCATTCGACAGCATCGTTGCTTTTATTTCAGAACCCTCGGGGATGTAGACGGTATTGAACGGGCTTTGTTTTATGGCCTGATCGATGCGCGTCTGGATCTCGTCTATCTCCACCTGGATAGTATACAGGTCATCGGCAAGGCAAGTCGTTGACCAGCCAAGTATCGGAGATGACCAGAACATCGATGTCACGGGGAAGCGCTTGTACTCTATCTTTTTTCGATAGATGATGTCCGCGTTATAGATATACCATTTGTAGCCATTCTCAAGATCATAGAAAATTATATACTCTCCGACGGCATCGCGTTGCTTGTATTTTTCAAGTGTCTTGTTTTTCGGGAATTGCGCCTTGATTATCGCAAGCGGATAGTTCCTCCTGAATATCATCCCATACGAAACATTGCGAATGCCAACCGCGTTTACCTCGTACGGGTTTACAAAGATTTCCCAGTGCGGAATCGGTCGAACCTCAAGGTTATCCTCATCAATGAAAAAGTGCCCGGCATCAAAGAGCATACAACCGCGGGCAACTTCCGGCGCACGCTCGTATACTTTCTGGCTGTCGTAAAAGTGATCGAAAAAATCCTGGGCCGAACGAGCCGCACGGATCGTATGATAGTCGCCGCGCACAGCGTCAAAGAATGGGCGTACTCGCGCCTGTGACAGCTTCGATACCACGGTATCGCTTGCCGACTTTATGACATTCAGGCGGGTCTGCACGCTGGAATCGTCATAAAATGTTCGGTTGAATCCTACCGTCTGGTATGCAGGATTCCATATCGTAGCCGATGCGTCTCCGATATTGCGACCTGAATTGTAATAGCGGTTCAAATTGCGGTTGTATTTCGCGTCACGCGCGGACGAAAAAGCGTGTAGTTTTGATATCGAGCTCTTGATATCAGCCTCTTCCTCGCTTGTCCATGCCTCGCTCTTGGTTGTGATTGGCTTTACCATCCTGGGCCACCTACATTTGCCGCCTGTCGGCCTGATATCGTGACCATATCGCCGCCTGCAAAGTGAATGTCAACGGTTTTTGAGCCTGAAAGAGCAAATATGCGTTTGAATTGTTCGTCAGTGAGGTCAGAAGCCCCGATTATCTTGCCAATTATGGCCGCAGAGCGTTCAATAGGCAGAGAATCAAGGTATTCATGGACATATTTTTTGATAGTCGGCTCAAGCGCCAGTATCTTTTTACGCTCTTTTTCCTTGCGATATTCGCGTGCCGCCTCAAAAAATATGCGTGTCATCATAAGTAAGCATTATATCACAACGGTAAACGAATGTCAAGTATAGATAACAAGGCCCGATCACACTATTAAAAGCATGATCGGGCGGGCACCGATGGAACGAGCCAACAGTGCGCATGATGTTATATTATCTTTTGCTTGATGCGCTGTCAAGGCTGTTATACCATACCGAACGCATGGCGTACAGGATCGCGTCCATTATGTCAGGGTGATACTGGCGGTCGTCTATCGTCCGCACGATAGCGCCGGTCTCGACATCCTTTGTCCATACAATCTCTTGAGCTTCGTTTGCAAACGCGCCATCGGCCGGTATTACGAAGTTTCCAGCCTTCACCTCATCCTGTAACAATTCTATAGCGGCCAGCTTGTCGCGTTTGTATGCGGGGAGCACTGGCAAGTGATGTACCGTGCGAAGGTCATAAACCATCTTTGCCCCTCCGCCTCCGGTATCTGAAAATATCCTGATCGATTGCGACGGAAGCCCTAAGTCTGCGCTTTTATTGTTCGCCCATTCAATGGCCGTCTGTATTGCCTTTGCAAGTTCAGAAAGACCCGAACGCCTTGACTTGTACTCGTATATCAAGAATCGCTTCGATGCGTCCTTGCTTTGTATTGACTTATGATGCGGGCAATACGCGATGATGACAAACCCGTCAGCATCCTCGAATCCTATGTCAAGCCCGGCCGTCAATCGAACATTCTGCGGACCTACATCTCGCACCCATTCGTCAAATTGTTTCCCGGCGTGGTATCCATCGATCGGGAAGTTGAATACGACAAGATCGTTGTCATCTGAGTACTCGCCCATATAGAACCTGCGGCGCATCGACTCTGGAGCCGCTTGCAATGACTTGACGTATTCGCTGTCAAGGTTCGCCATGTTCCCCGCGGGGTTTATCTGATGCCATACATACTCATCTGGGTCTTGTATCGGCACCTTCTCACCCGGCTTTGAGTGGATCGGGTCAACGTGCTCGACAAACTCGCGGCTTGTCCAATGCGCCCGCGTGGTAGGGTTAAGGTCTACAAACTCCCGTGCTCGGCACCCATCCACCTTCTGTGCCAAACGCGTGCGCACTTTCCACGCGGTCATAAATGGAATCTGACTTGCCTCATTGTGGTATATCGTCACGTACTCTTTGCCAAGTACGCTATCCTCTGACCGCGCATCGTCAACGCCTGCAATCCATATCTCGGAGCCATTGACAAACGTGGCAACATGCCGAGTTTCGTTCAGCTCGACATACTTCTGTATTCCTGGATAAAAAGACAACACCTTTGGCAACGTCTCCAGCCATATCGATTGGATTGCATCCTTGAGCCGTAGCCGATAAATGAGATGACGAGACCCCGGAAACATAAGCGCACGGAGCACCACCACGAGAACAATTAAAAAAGTTTTTCCTGATCTTGAGCCGCCGTATAAAAGAGTATGGCGCTTGCCCTTGCGGATAAGCGCCATTGCCTGTTCTTGGTCATCGGTCAGCTTGACCGTTGACTTGATTACCAATTCGTGCGATCCGGTCCACCGGCAAGATTCCAGCCGCGTGCGGCATCTTCGGCCGTGCGGTATACCTGGCTATCCCAAAAAAGGCATACAGGGTCAGCACAATGGCACCGATACATGCCGTGAATGTCAAGGTATGGAGCCTTGGCAGGCCCATCGCATTTCGGGCACGCCTTGAGTTCGTATTCACGTTTGCCTTCCACGATGGCCACAATATCCTCGACGACAGATTCAGACTTTCGCGGGCGTCCCATAGTTACGCCTCCTTTGTTTTTGGTATTGCGGCGTCTGCCGCAATTTTGGCAAATCTCACCGTCATGGCGTGCTTTGTCTGGTAGTAATCAAAACCGCCGCGCACCTTGATCGCGCCAAGTTTGATCATTGCCGCGCGTAGCATCTCCATACCATCGATGTCAAGCCCGTTCTGGTTCGGCTCCATGTCGGTTTCGGATTCATTCGGTACAAAAAAGTATTGAAACGAATCGCGGCCGAAGGTAGAATACACTCCACGCGCTATATCCTCCGGCCCGGAGCCGCCAAGGAAAAGCGCCTGCACGTATTCGGCTTGTCTATCGGTCAGTACCAGCTTGCGCGGCTTGAATAAAAGTTTACATAGCAACTTAACTGTCACGCGCCACCGCCTGCATATTCTTGACCGCCTCGCGCTTTTTCGTCACGGCTTCTTCGTGTGATTCTTTCTTGGCTTTGTCCATGATCGACAAAAACATGGCCATATCTTTTGAGCCGGGCGTCAAGTCCATAGGATAATCGGCCAGCTTGCGTCGCGTGCCGTTCGGCATCTTGTAATAGGTTCGGTCGCCCTCGACAAAAAGAATCCCGCCGGAATCGGTACGCAGGCCAGCTTCTGACTTTTTGGCAAAGTCAAGAAACGAGAACCCGACAAGGCCAAGAAGTAATAGGACTATAGCAATAAAATATATCATACGCCCTCCGGGTCAAAAGTATGTTTAATTTCAAGTGGGCCGTCAATCGTGACCTTGCTACCCTCGGTAGCCTCTCTGATTTCCTTGAGCATCGAAACGCTGGCACCGTCCTTGCGCGCCATTATAGCGCTGGCCACCTCATCTAGGGTCAGCCGTTCGCCTTCAACCTCGAAGCCCTTTGCAAGCAACTCGGCGTACATAGCAGACAGGAGCTTGCGCTCCTTTTTAACTATGACAGACTTCTTTCCGCCACGACGCCCATACTCCCGAGCTTGTTCCGAGGTAGGAACAATCAGGTTTTCAGGCTTGCCAGGCTTCTTGGGCCGTGCCATTTTGGTTTACAGCTCCACCTTGAACACGGCCGCAATGATACCGGCAAGGACAAAAACGGCGGCAACGATACCGGCGACAGCCGCCTCTCCAGTGCCAGCGACATAGAGCGCTACCGAGCCAAGCACAATGGCCACAATCCCGGCAATCTTTACAATCTTGGTGTTCATGTAAAACCTCCGACAAAAACGTGATAAAGAAAAGTATATCACGAAAAAAAGATTATATCAAGTGTCTAAAAATCAATTCAGCAATTTGTGGCACTATCGAATTACCGAGGCATTTAAGTCTGTCCACCCGAGAGGATACCCCATTAGCCACTCGACCCACGTCGGGTTCAACTGCCCACCATTCCCCGCGCCCATTTGACGGGCCTCCTCGATGTTCTCGCACTTCTCCTTGAGCTGGTTCCAGTTCCCCGTCCCCCCGCACATTCCTGCGGTCCGCGGCGTCGGCCATAGACGTTCGACCAGGTTCGCCGTCAACGTCCCGCGTCCCCGCTGCGAGTCCGTCAAGCTGTTCT